TAGCCGTTCTTCACGGTCTTTATATTCCTGTTCGTTCATGCTATAATCTCCTTGAGTTGTTTTTGTTTTGAGTCGTGATGGTTGCCGCCGTCACGGCTCTTTTTTTATTTACACGGTCGCGGCGAAGATAATCATGCCGCCGATATACAGCCATAAAGCCGCTGTTTCTTTCCATTCGCTTACCTCGCTTTCTTCTGTAAAACGGATCGCCTTCACTTCCGTCAGCCCGTGGCGGCTGTTGACCCATGCGGGCGGTTGTATTAATTTGTTATTCATCATTTTTCGTCTCCTTTTCGTATCTGAAAAAAATCAACTCTACGTCGTTTAAGGTGCGAAAACATTCTTTCAATTTCGCGGTTGCTTTTGCCCGCATTCCATGGCTCGTGTTGTACCGCTCTATGTCGTTTTTAAGCTTCCATACCTCGCACATAATGTCGTCTAACCGATTAAGAAAACTATCCATTTTTGCCATTTTTTTACTCCCTTCTAAATCTCTGCACTGATTGCTTTCCGTTCACCTGTTGCGGTTGTCGCTTCTACGACAAGCACTTCATCGTCGTTTCCGTAAAGGATATTTACAGCGACTTCAATTACTCGCTCCGGACTAAAATTAATAAATTCAATTTTCTTGTTCATTCATTCCCCTTTCTTCTTTGGTCACTCTAAGTGAACTAGGCGTTAAAAAAAATATACCCGACTGAGGTCTTGTAATATTGGGCTAACGCCAACTTTACTTCATCTCTAGGCACCCTGTCCCCAGCTTCGTACATAGCAATAGCCGATACTGATATGCCTACAGCATTGGCGACCTCTTGTTGGGTCTTTTGCTTTTTTTGCCGCAACTCTATAAGTTTTTTGGCAATAACTTTTTTGTCGAACATTTTCGCTTGTCACCTCCTGTTCACATAAAGTGTACAACACATACACAAACTTGTCAACACTTTGTGTGAATATTTTTATTGTTATTCTTCACGTAAAGTGATAAAATGTTTTTAAAAGGAGCGTGCCATTATGGATTTTGCTAAGCGATTAAAAGAATTACGAGTGTCTCGCGGATTGACTCAAGATGACCTTGCCCGCGAATTGAACCTTGTAAAAAGCTCAATTAGTATGTACGAGAACGGGAAAAGAAAACCTAGCTTTGAAGTTCTTGAAGCGATCGCCGATTACTTCAACGTAAATATGGACACCCTATATAGTTCTGCCCCGGTGTTCGTTCCCTCATTGAAGCGTGTGCCTATGCTTGGATACGCGGCGGCGGGTCAGCCGCTCGAAAACCTAGACGGGCAAGATACTTTTTACGTTGAAACAGATTCACGATATGCTGTTGACTTCTGCATTACTGTCCGCGGTGATTCGATGATAAATGCGGGCATTAACGACGGCGATATTGTCTTTGTTAAGGCTCAACCAGAAGTTCCGAATGGGAAAATTGCATGCGTTGAAATCGACAATGAACGGGTATGTATTAAGCGGTTCTACAAGACAGACACAGGGGTTATGCTTGTATCCGAAAACCCGAAGTACGCACCGCTTCAATTCAGCGAATCGAATTGTACGGATTTTAAAGTTTTGGGGTTGGCGGTGTTAAAGCAAAGCGAAATAAACTAAAAAAGACCCCGCACAAGCGGGGTTTACTTATATACGGAGAACAACATGAAGAATAAGCGAGTGGCCTTATACATTCGCGTAAGCACTGAAGAGCAAGCACGGCAAGGGCTATCCCTCGACGCACAATTATCAGACCTCAGAACGTATGCTGATAAGCACAAATACGATATAGTCGGCGTATATACTGACGACGGAGCGTCGGCTAGAAAGAAGCCGTTTTCCCGCCGTGCTTTCAAGCAATTAATAGAAGATATTAAGCAGAATAAAATCGACCGGGTTCTCTTCATTAAGCTTGACCGATGGTTCAGATCGGTAAAAGACTACTACAAGGCTCAAGAGATTTTGGACACGCATAAAGTTGACTGGGAAACGACTCAAGAAGATTATAATACAACGACCACGAACGGGCGGCTTATGCTGAACATTAAGCTTTCAATCGCTCAGAATGAGTCAGATATGACGAGTGACCGTATTCATTTCGTATTCGCCCAGAAGCGGGCACGGCACGAAATATGCAGCGGGAAAATTCCATTCGGTTACAGCGTGCAAAATAAGAAACTCATACCGAATGAGAACGCGAAATATGTACAACCTCTTTTCGAGCACTTCGTAAAGACTCAAAACCTTACCGAAGCGGCACGGTGGATGTGTAGCCACGGGTTCTATTATACGTATGCGAGTATCAGTCATGTATTGAAGAACGAACGGTACATAGGGCGATCCCGCGGCGATGACAACTTCTGTCAGCCGTTAGTCACGGAAGATATCTTTTACAAGGCTCAAAAAATAATAAAATCCAAGAAGATGATTAAGCGGACACCGACCGGTCGAATATTCCTGTTCACGGGTCTTATTCGCTGTCCGATGTGCGGCCATCCGTATACGGGAATTGGGTGCGTCGGCAAGAACAACGGCAAGACCTATTATTATTACCAATGTCCGCAGAGTGTTTCACCCTTCAAGCCCTGTACTCACCGCCGCCGAGTTGCCGAAAAGACGATTGAAGAATCACTTCTTGACTCCTTCGATGAAGCTTATAAGGACTTCCAGTATTCTGTTAAGAAGAAGCAAAAACAGCAGCCAGTTACAACCGACATTGAGAAGTTAAAGCGTAAACTGGAACGCCTAAAAGAGCTGTTCCTGAACGAACTCATCGACCTTGACGAGTATAAAAAGTCACACGCCGAACTGACGGCTGCCATTGCCGAAGTAGACGCTCCGAAGATACCGACCTCTACTCCACTTAATTATTATCTCCCCGGTGGCATCCGTCCGTATTACGAGAAGATGACAAGAGAACAGCGGCGGCAATTCTGGCAGCAGACGATAGACCGAATCGACCTTGATGAAGATGATACGCCGAGAATTACCTTCCTTTCATAATTCGTAGTAATAGAATTAGCCGTCAGGCTAGTTAATCTACTACAAATAAAAATAGAGGACCCCCGAAGGAGTCCCCTAATCACCATTCTTTAACCGTGTACATAAGCGAACAGCCACGAACGCCCGTGCCGTCGGTGTGTACGATTCCTTCTACTCGCCCGGCTTGATAACCAATCGACAAGTAGGTCTTGCCGTCTACGTACGTTCCCCCGGCTTTGATTTTGTGGTTGTTACGCAAGTTGATTTTGTACACGTCCACTTTTTGTTTTTCTTCGTCAACCGTTACGACCGTTCTATCCGATTTCGCTCTGGCCGCTGACGGGATCTGACTATCGTTCTTCCTGATAGCCTGTTCCGTCTTATCGGCGGCTGCGTTCAAATTCGGTGCGGTTACGTAATACGATACATTCGGTTTTGTCGTTCCGTCGTGAATCCGTTCGATTTTCGTTACGATTTCGCTCGCTTCACGGTCAGAAACTCGTAAATCCTTCCTTACCGCATTTTTATCTTCTGTGTCTGAAAATCGCATGCGTGTAGGCTCATCTGACGGTCGGTTTACGTGGTGTACAGCAAAGTATATGCCGAGTAAACAAAAAGCCGTTAAAACGCAAAATAAGCCAAGTTTCAGCCATTTCCCTGTTTTTTCGTCGTTAAAGGGTTGAAAATTCATTAATTCACCGCCTTTTTCTAGTCGTACATGGCATTTTCGTCCACATTCACGCCGTCGATGTTCCCGGATTCCGAATATTGCCATATTTTTATGTTTGCGTTCGGCTTATCGAGCTGCAAGTCATTGCGACTTGAATACTGTGCGACCCACAACGGTACGTAATTCGGTAAGCTGTCGATATTCATTCCGTTCATAAACATATCATAGCTGCCGTACAATCCGACGTACTTGCCCTCAGCATTCATACGATTCACCCACGCCATGACGACGGTTGTCAGTTCGTCCGCTCCGAGGCCCCGTTGTGCTTCGGTTTCAACATCGAGCCAAATACCGGCTGACAAGTCCACTCCGTCGAGGTACGTATCCAGTTGGTTGAGTAACCAATCCGCTTCGGCTTCGGCTTCTTCTACCGTCGTTGCCGTGGAATAATAATATACGCCGAGCTCCATGCCGTTGGCCTTCGCTTCGTTGATATTGTGTATAAACAGGTCATCGAGATTGTGACCGCTTCCTGTGTAGCCGATACGGCAGATACAGAAGTCATAACCGAGGATTCTCGCTCGTTCAAAGTCGAGTCCTTCCTGCCACGTCGATACGTCAATACCGTATTTCATCGTTTTCCTTCACCTCTTTCGTTATTCGTCGGCACACTAGGCCGTTGCTGTTCTTCCAGTCGGTCAGGTATGCCGTCGCCGTTTCGGTCGATAAACAAGGCCAAAAACCCTGAAAAGGCGACAACCACGGGCGGCGTGAACACGTGGTCCACGATGCCCGAACCTACTGTAATTAGTCGCCCGTGTTCTTCGCTTACGTACCCTTGCAAGAACGATAACAGATACGTAATCGACATCAGTACAATCGGAGTAATCATAATCGATACGAGGAATCGAGTCGCAATAACCCCCGTCGGACTGATTCTTGCTACTCTCGCCGACTTAAACGCTTTCTTGAGTGATTGAATGATTCTATCCCTCATCGCTTATCACCGCGTATTTCGTTCCGTAAGTCATCAACCCGTGATTCAAGCACTTCAACACGACCGACGAGCTGTAAGTGTCGTTGTGCTTGCTGTATACGGTCTTGCCGAGATAGTTTGATTTCTTCTTTCAGTTCTCTGAGTGTTTCAATTAACGTATCATATTTCGATGAGAAGAATGTACGGTCGTTGATTCGGTCTTCTTCGAGCCGTTGAAGGAACGGTCGTACAATCAGATAATAAGCCATGCCGCCGAGCGTACTTATAATTGTTAAGGTTGTCAGAACGTCTGCTAACTCAAAGCTCCATGTCCACATTCTTAGCCTTCGCTTTCTGCGTTTTCTTCGCCCAACACGTCAAGAATTAAATTGTGAATGCAATCCTCTGTAGGGCAACGACCGTTGTCCAAGAGTTCCGAGCCGCAGTATTCACAATAATACTTAACGGGAATATTCGAATAATCATTGACTGCCGTCTTGTTTACTTCGTCCATTATTTAACCCCCTTGATTGTCGTTGCCATTTCCGCGGTCAGCTTCTTGTACTGTGCCTGTATATCCGTATAAGTCGCTCCGATTAAAGCACGCTGAAGAATTGCGTCTTTTAATCGCTGAAACCGCGGTTCATACTCTGCCTTGATTTTGGCGATTTCTTCTGCTTTGGTTCGCGTTAATTCTACGGGAGGCCGCTCAGCGAACTGCCCGTCTTTGTATATTTTCCCGCTCATAAATTTGTTTAAAGTATTATCGTCTCCGGCAATGAATTGAGCCATGTCAGGATAATCTTCTTTGGCCGCGGCAAAACTTGCGGATTCGTCTCCCTGAACGAGTACCGAAGTGTGTAAACATCCGTCGTTATCAATAACATGAATATACTTATTCATTTTCACTCCCCCTTAGTATCCTATGGCGATATATCTGTATCCGTTCGCTACACTGTCCGAATCACTGTCATCAAATGCCAACTGTGCACCGGTTCTTGATTCATTATTGAAGCATGCCGCGAAGTTCCCCCCGCCGGCAGGGTCTTTTCTTAACGCTCCCCAAACTCCGATACACACCGTTGTAAAGGCAATGGGGAATGTTATCGTATTTTTATATTGGTCTCCGATTCTGACAGTGCCCTGAACGCCGCCCCATTGAATTGTGAATTCGTTTGCAAATTGAACGAACCCGTTATCGCTTAGACGTTGAGCCGTAATCCCTCCCGTGCCGAGTATCTTTTTTATATCCTTCAGTGTTGCGACGGGGGACTCTTGCCAATTGTTCGAGCCGATAATTTTCGCGATTGCTGCCGTTATAAGGGGGTGTGCTGCGTTATCCGTGTTATGTGCTGTTAATGCGGTCTTAGCTTCTTGTAAGACCCCGCTGTGAGCGTGAGGGTCTTCGTTATGAGCGGTCAACTCTCCTTTTGTGATATATGTATCATCACTTGCAATGAATGTAATATTGCTTGCGTTGCCTATCTTCGTTCTAATTTTATAAATCTCACTGTCTATAGGCGTATTCTTGTCAGGGATATACCCGACCTGATTACCCCCGTTCGTGTACGAGTACATGATTTCTTCGCCGCCGTCAATCTTGGCGAATAAGGCAACTTCCTTAGGGAAAAAGCCTTCTTCAACGGTGCTATTCGACAGTGTTGCCGTTATCATGTACTGCCCGTCTCCGTCCTTCACTGCCGAGCTTACAGGTAATGTCATCTTGGGGCTGATGACGTTCGTCATCTGGCTAATGTTTTTGCCGCTGTCGTCACCGTTACCGACTACGACTTTAGTAAATACCACTGCTTTTTTAGTGGCGATTGACTCCGCTAAAAGGTTATACCCTTTAGCTGTGATTATGTTCCGCGGATATTGACTTGCCATATTTGTTCTCCTTTCTAACCTACATTATTAACTACGTGACCGACTTTAACCCAAACGCCGCCGTATAAGTCCGCCGTGTCCATGTCAGCGTTTACACCTACTGACGGTTCTATAATCGTCGTGTTTCTACGACTGACCCATACTGCCGCCGAGATATCGCCGTCTACGTCGTGAACGTCTGCAATCGATATACCGATATGCGACGGCTTCACAATAGCGAGGTTCTGCCGTATCTGGTTGACCGCATACACGAATGATGAATTGCTAAATTCGAGCTTCAACAGACCGTCCTCAAACTTGACTTCCACATCGTCGAGAACGAAGGTTTTCACGATTGCTTTTATCTTCTCAAGCGTACATTTGCCACTGTTATTCCATAACATCTGCACAATCTGCCGCCGTTGCTCAACCGAGCCTTTAGGGCTTATACCTAAGTCCTTTTCGTATACTCTAAGTCCTCTTGCTCCGACCGCATCGAAAAAGCCATTATCCAGCAATTCATCAAGCACGCCGTCAATGTCCTGTAATTGAAGCCCAGCCGCTTGGTATAATTCTCTGACCCAAGGGTCATTGCGATATATCTTATTTATCGCTTTCAAGGCGTATTCTTTGAAATCTGTTCTAGTCATTTAAAGTCACCTCAACAGTACCGAGGGTTGCGACCTGTTCAACCGTGAGCGGTATCTTCGTCGCTTGTCCGTTAACCGTGACCGCCTCATAATCCGTCACGCCCTGAACGCCGAGGACAATATTACTAATCTGTGCAACCGATACATACGGTTGCTTGAAGGCTATCGCCTTCAGGTACTCCGTTACCGCCTGTGTTACATCTGCCGTAATAGATGACTTGGTAGCGGTTGCCGTGTGTGATACGCCTGTGACCGCGATATTAATCGGAACAGCCGCGGCACTGACTACCGTACAATACGCTCCGACGGGTGCTTGTCCTGCTCCGATTCCCTTACTGTCAGGGTCTATGTATTCTTGTACTCTCTTTACAAGAGTCGAGTCCGCGGGCTGTCGGTCGGAGTTAATTATGACAACCTTCACCGTGTTATTACCGTTCCACAATCCTATTACGTTCGCTTCGCCGACCCCTTCAACCTCTTTCGCCCACCGCTTATAATGGTAGTCATTGCCGCTTGTTGCCGGTTCCCTTAATTCTTCGTAATACCGTTCCCTCAGGTCATTGTCGCTTTCTTCGTTTTCGCCGTTGATTGTCGGCTCATCGTTGATGATTGAGTTAATGCCAGGTATCGTAATCGGCATTTGCGTTATTGTGCCTTTAGGCACGTTACCAACTGCCCCCGTCTGCATACACTGAATACGTACCGTATCACCCTTGGCCACGTCCTTCGTTTCAAGCGACTCGTACTGTATGCCGCTTTCGGATTCAAACAGATCGCCTTGATGTACCGTGCCGCTTCCGTCTACAATCCGAATACTTCCGATAGCCTTCGTTGCCTTGCGTCTCTGTGTTCCTTTACGCTGGAAAGCTATACGGCTTAATTCGTCGCCTGTGAGATTATCAACATCTTGCTTTCGTTCGATTTCCTCGCACTTCTTCCACAACTCAAGCAAAGCGAACGCTTCACCCCTCGTAAGGTCATAAGTCGGAAAGCCTTCGGTCTTCTGGTAGGCGTTGTCTATATGCTCAAGCATTGTGTTATGTATCTTATCTACACTATATTCCGAGCTCATAATCGATTTTCACCTCTTCCCCCGTATGCGTAACGACTGTAAAATAAAAAATCCCCGCATTAAAGTTCCAGTCCTTCACGACCGCAACGCACGGGACTTTATTCATGATTCCTTCCGTGATTCTCCGCTTTACTTCTGATACCTGATAGGCTCTTGGCAATCTGTATCCGAGAAGGTGCCGCAAATCCAGTCCGAAGGAATCGGAGTATATCATATATTTTTTTAGTTCTGTTCGTATAAATAGCTCAATCCATTGCTTAATCGCTTCTATTTGCGTATCTTCTACATTCCTGCCGTCCTTGAATATGAAGCGGTGAGTACGATAGTCGAACGCAAACGACCGCCCTACTTTGTGTTGCGAGTTCGTCGCTGTAGCCGTCGACTGGATTGAGTTCGTAAAATTGTAATCCTTCGGAAACATTTAGACTCCTTCCTTTACGACATCAACGATAAAAAAATGTTGCTCGTTTTCGTCGGGTATAACAAGCACTTTATCGCCAGTTTTCCACAATTCATTAAGCACGATTTTCCCCTCGCCTTGTGCCGAATACCCTGAATTACTGCCAGCTTGACAACCGTTGTGCGTCATTTGCCCGCTGTGCCGATAAGCGTAAGTCGTAATGTGGTGAAGAAGCGAGAAACACACGTACCCGTTTGTATTGTCAATCATGAATTTGCCGTCCTTGATAGCGACCTTCCACGGTGACGTGCTGACCACCTCACCGAGTACCGCCCCTATGCGTATCGGATTGGTTCGGCTCTTTAATTCTTTGGCAATTGTTCCATGCCATTCTTCCATGCTCTCACCCCTTTACGACATTCGTATAATCTTCGACGGCGATTCGCCATTGTGCCATGCGTAATTTGCGTCGCTGTAAAAGGTCGCGTGACCTTGACTTGATGAGTTACCAAAACAACCGCCCGCACCGTCTGCGATAACTACATGTTGATTGTCACCGTATATGAGCAAATCGCCTTTCTTCGCGTATCCGTCGAATGACTCAACTTTATATCCCGCCGCTTCCGCATGGCTTGCCAGAACATCTACATTGTTCGTGCCGATATCCGCTTCATGTTTAAGAAACGGATTGTAATACGACCCCGCCTTTACTGCTACGTCAACGCAACCGTTATCGGTATATACACTTTCATACCCGTTCAGTGCGTTCATGCCAGCGTCGACCTGTGCCGCG